GGCTCCCTTAAAGGGCAATGATCCACGGCTTCCCCCGAAAAGTTCACCCATGAAATTAGGATGTGAAAAACATGGAATGCCTGTTAGACCTTTTGATCCACGAGAAATTGAGATTTGTGCTCAAGATTTATTGGAACATATGGTTCAACATTGCATTCCTGTTAGAAGAGAGGTTGGCTTGGTTTCAAAGCAAGATGTTGTGTGCGGTAATGATAAAATACCACACTGTAACAGTTTGAGTTGGACCACGTCACCCGGTTTTGGTTTTATGGAGGAAAAAGGAAAGAGAAAAGGGAAGAAGTGGCTCTTTGGCTTAAAAGAGAGTGAAAGTGGATATAAACTGCAAAGTTTTCATCCACTTTTGGACAGTATTGTACGGCGAAAGGATGACTTGAGAAAGAGAGGTGTAATTCCAAGTACTATCTTTGTAGATTGTTTGAAGGATGAAACCTTACCCGTTGAGAAGTGTAAAATTCCGGGTAAAACTAGAATTTTTTCCATTTCCCCTGTTGACTATACTATAACTTTCCGACAGTACTACCAGGATTTTATGAGCGCTTTTAGAAAAGCTCAAACAAATGTTGGGAGTGCTGTTGGCATTAATTGTGATAGTGAACAGTGGGCGGGTCTCGTTTTTAAGTTATTTTCTTTGTCGGATAATATTGTCATAGCGGACTTTAAGAACTTTGGTCCAGGGTTGGCTCTAGATGTTGCTTCGGCGTGCTTTGATGTGATTATAAAATGGTATGAACATCATGGTGCTCCGAAGGAACATCTGGAATATATGCAGATTTTGGCGAAAGAGATATTGTGTGCGAAACATTTGTGCTTTAATCAGATTTATGAAGTTTTTTCTGGAATACCATCTGGTAGTCCTATAACAGCAGAATTAAATACATTAGTTAATTTAATGTATATCAGATTAATTTGGAGAAAAATTTTTAAAAATACTAAATTTTTATCTTTTATTAATTTTTATAGATATGTTAAATTTGTTGCTTACGGTGATGATTTTATTATGTCCATTGCTGACGAAATTAAAGATTCTTTTAATTTATTGAAACTAGTGGAAGCATTTGGTGAGTATGGTATAATAGTTACCGATGCTTTTAAGAGTGGCAATATTAAGGAATGTTATTCCATATTGGAATGTTCATTTTTGTCACGAGGATTTAAAATACATCCTTTCCGTAAGGATATTTATTTGGCGCCTTTGAAAATTATATCAGTTGAATCAATAGTTAATTGGGTTAGTAAGGTAAATTCTTTGAGAGATGCTAGTTTACAAAATTCTGTTGCTTGTTTAGATATGGCTTTTGGTTGGGGTCCAGAAAAGTATGAAGAGATTAGAGCAAAATTGTTAAAACGATGGTTAAGTTTGGGAGAATCGCCGAAATTTAAAACATGGTTAGAAAGAGATCATGAAGTATTTGATGAAGGTATGGAAATACTTCATGATATATGTATTGTAAATATATATTAGTATAACATTATAAATAGATAAGCGGTAATGGTATATATATGTTTATTTTAGAATTAGGTAGGACTCGCTTCCTATTACAGTGTTCGACGCCTTTGGGTTAACAGAGCTGATGGAAGAGATATCCTAAAAATTTATTTTAATACGCTTGCAAAAAAAAAAAAAAAAAAAACCCGGGAACGGAAGGGCACCCGTCTAAAATCCAGACACCTCGTC